CAAATCCTGATATGAGTCATTTAAATACAGATGCACAACATTTTCCTCGTCTAGGATTAACCAATCTTCCGCAACTTGATCCAGAATCTACAAAAATACTAAAAGGTCATATTGCTAGTGCATCTAAAATATTTTCAGATCAAAAAGTTAAAAGATTGATGAGAGAGATATCCAAACATCAAGATCCTACCAATAAAGGAGCATCTCGTTCTGCTTATCTTGTTAAATTTTCCAATGCAGTACAAAGAGGAACACACGAACGAACGTTAGAAGGTTTCAAAGAATTTACTGATCATCAAATATCAAAAGCAAAATCAAAAGACAAATTAAGATATCAAACACACCATGATATTTTATCTCGAGACACAGAAACACTTAAAAAATTATTCGATGCTCATAATAGTATAGATCAAGCAAGAGATATTATTGTTGATCACGTGACTAAACATGCTACAGAATTAACTCCAGCAGAAGGCCATCAACACGAAGGAATAGTATCTGAAAAAGATGGAAAAAAGATTAAATTTGTTCCAAGAAGTTTTAGCAAAGCAAATTTTGAACAAAAAGATAAATTCGATAAAAAACTCAAATCAACTGGTGTTGTGTTGTATTCAGGAAAATTTGGAACTATAACAGATGCACACGGTGAAATGACTAGACAGGGTATAGAATTGGCTCGAAAACTTGGAGCCTCTCATTTTGTACACGGACCAACAACTTCTCGTGGACATATCCTGTCTCATGAAGAAAAAAGTCGAATTTTACAAAGTGCAGCAAAATCTCATCTTGGAGACATAAACTATTCTGTGACTTCTCCCGAATCCGTAAATCCTTTTCATCATATTGACGAATTAATTGATCAAGGACACACGAAAATTCATTTTATTGGAGGATCGGATCGAATAACTACAAAAGGACCAAATAATCTTGCAGACAGTTTAACCAAATACATGACTAAACATGGAGGAAAATGGAAAACACAATCTGGAGAATTAGTTGATTTAGATTTGCAATTTCATCAGGTAGGAGAAACCAGAGGATCTGGTACAGAAATGAGTAATATATCTGGTACTGCCTTGAGAAACGCACTGCAGAGTGGAGACACAAAAACAGCACACAGCATGATGCCACGTGGGATGTCCGTTCAACAAAAAAACAAATACGGCAAACGTCTCATGCAAGGTTCTTTAAAAGAGTCTATTTTATCTAATATAATGGGTTTTTTGAGAGAAGAAGGAGAGGCAGTACAAGCTTCTCCTGTTATAAATAGTGTAGGTGCAGGAGGCATCGCAGGTATAGGACAAGATGCCTCAGACGGCAATGTTGTAGTAAGACGGCGTCCACCTATACTAAGGAGAAAAAGAAGAAAATGATTCCAACGGAACTCATAACATTAATAGGAGGCGGAATAACGGGATTTATATTTCGTCACATGGCAGAAAAAAGAAAGAACGATCAAGAAAACTTTCAACGACTTTTAACTGCCCATAATGCCACGGAATCTGCAAAAGACGCAGCAGTAAAACGAGTTCCTGTTGATGTAGGAAAAGGAGTTCGTCAGACAATTGTACTGGCAATTCTTTTCGGCACAATACTAGCTCCGTTTATTCTTCCGTTTTTCAATATACCAACAATAGTTGAAGTAGAATACAAATCACCTGAATGGTTGTTTGGATTGATTCCGTCTTCTACCACAACCTTGTTTCAAACCGTTAACGGATATTTGTTTACAGTAGAAAACAGACAAATATTAGTTTCAATCGTAGGGTTTTACTTTGGTAGCGCAGCTGCTGCAAACAAATCGTAAAGGAGTATCATATGGAATGGTTAAACAGTAAATTAGTATCTGGTGCCAGTTGGTTGAAATGTAAAATTCAACCGGTTCGTTTATGGATATGCAATACAATCGGATGTTCTAAATCTACTAGTTGTGAAACTAGTCGTAAGATCGAAACAAAAACAAAAATTAAACTTCGAAAGAAAGCAAAGAAAAAAGGTAAATAAATGAAAAATATATTATGTACTTTGACGGTTTTAACAACACTATGTGGGTGTAGTCCTGTAGTAAAGATGCCGGAGTTTACTAAAAAAACTCCAGACGTTTTAACAAAAGATACCGATGTTGTTTTGAACGAATCGTCTACGGTAATTTTACCCAGAGGAACTTCAGTTCAAACTACAACTTCTTCGGTTGAGGCTACACTCGGAGAAACTGTTAAATTTGAGACAGATTCTAAAGTATTCGAGTTTCCCAAAAACACTCAAATAATTATTCCTGTAAATACTTCTTTGAATCTGAAAGAACCTGTTCCAGTTAAATTAGATTCTGGTTTAGAAATATCTCTTAAGAGCGGTACAGAAATAACAGTTACTCGTTTTAATTGGTATGGATTATTATTTTATTTGTTATTATTGGGTGTAAGCACAATTTGGTATCTGAAAACAGCCTCTAAATCCAAAAAGCCTAAATTGTTACAAGAATAAAATAATATACATATTTCGATGCGTTCATTCTTACAATATTTAACAGAAATTCAAGGCCGAGATCCAAGACAGGATGCCATCGCTGTCATGCACTCTGTTCTGAAAGGAACTGCAGAACCACCTGAACCTCACCATATAGAAATATACGAACAGGCACTAAACGCAGTCCAGGAAGCACATGACGGCTCTGAACCTACTGAAGATTATCTTCATGCATTAGGAAAACGACTGATTGAAGAATTTCCTACTCTAAGAATAGACGGAGAATCTGTAATGCAGGCTGCAGTTCATTCGTTTTTTATGCACGGATTACACGAAACACCAATAACAGAAGCAAAAAGTCCAGCCTGGACCAGAAAAGAAGGAAAAGATCCGGAAGGAGGCCTTAATCGTAAAGGAGTAGCTTCTTATCGAAGGGCAAATCCTGGGTCTAAACTTCAAACGGCAGTCACTAAAGATCCATCAAAAATTAAAAAAGGTTCTAAAGACGATAAACGAAGAAAGTCGTTCTGTCGAAGAATGACCGGAATGAAACGAAAACTAACCAGTGCAAAAACTGCAAACGATCCAGATTCCAGAATCAATAAATCTTTAAGAAAATGGAATTGTTAACCAAGGAGTATCTAGATGTCAGATCCTAAACAAGAAAACAAAGATTCAATTGTAGAAAATATAGCAAATTGTATTTCTGAATTTGCTAAAAAGAATAATTTAAACTCTGTTGCAAAAATAGAAAACCCAAATCCGCCAAATAATAATTTACAAAATAGTCCACTAAATCGGTATTGGGGAAAAGATAAGTAAATTAATCGTTAAGTTTTTCGTGTAAATATTTGCAGATGTAGTACGAATCTACTATATCACAAACCGGATTTGATATTTTTGTTTTATCAGGAGACACTAATTCCATAAGAGGAACACTGGTGTCTTCCATGAACTGTTCGTACATTTTTGATTTATCTGAATTTCCTTTACCTGTTGCTGATTTCTTTATTGTTGTGGGAGGAACTACTTCCACTGGTATTCTGCTTTGCCAGAGTTTATACTTTAATATTCCAGTATTTTCTGCAATATTGAAAACTCTTCCTTGTGCAGTATACGCATATCCTTCCAAACACACTTGATCTATTCCTGCCACTATTCCCATCACCCAATCTGAAATTGAATCGTATCGTTCAGATTCTTCATTGTATTCTTTAAACGTTTCGCCGTGAATATTATTAAGAAATGTTTTAGAATACTTTTTAGTATCAGAAAGAAAATAAAAATTACAGTGTTTAAAATTAAATGGTATGGTACTGTCGGTAACACATATTGCCGGACCGTTAAGACTGTAATCTATTCCAGCGATTATCATCATACTATTTAGTTTCAGACAAGATCCAACCCAGATAATAATCTACTCGTACAAATGAATTTTCTATAAATTGTATCTTTCCTTCTACCAAAGTGGCCGAAAAATTACTTACTATTCCTATTAAATATTTTTTCCCGTTAATTTGAGAGTATACTGCACCGCCCGAATCTCCAAACCAAACAGTACCGTTCAATGGAAGAACTTTGAATTGATTTTCTTCTCGTTGGATAACTCCGTAAAAGAAAAACTTGCTCCATTGACTTTGTTTTTTAATTTTTGCACCCCATCCTGAAATATCAATATGTTGGTACTTT